CATAACTGAAGTAGAACCTGGCAATGTAACTGGGAAAATGTAATTTTTGTTGGCATCTTTAGTCAATTTCATCAAAGCAACATCAGATGGATTCATAACAATAACATTTGCATAAATCAATAAATATATAAATATGAACTTCATTTCACAGTTTGGTAACTACTTCAATAATCTTTTTGCTAATAACGAAAAGTATTTTTTTAATTCACAAAATAGCCGAATAGTAGGCACAGAGGGGGCAGTTTATCTTGATGTTGAGCAACCATATAAGATATTCAATGAGAATCCAAGCGTAAACCAAGTAATCCGTAAGAAGTCAGCTATGTTTTCAAATATGGAATTGAAATTGGTTGATAAAGAAGGAAATGTAATAACCGACGCTAATTTTGATAATTTTATAAATAACATAAACATTTATCAGGGCCTTAATAGTTTTCTAAAAACTTACATTGAACAAAAAGACGTTTATGGCAATGTCTTTATTTACAAAAATAAGCCTTCAAACATTCAAACGTACCCAACCTCTGTTAATCTAATAAGCGCCAGGTACCTTAAGCCTGTATTAACTGGTAAGGTATTCGACCAGGTAAGCCTAGACACAGTCATTAAGAATTATGAATTGTATAATGTGAATGGTGTAATCAATAAAACATTTGAACAGAATGAAATACTTTGGTTGAGAAATACTGATATCGATGATCCTCTTGTAGGTGTATCACCTTTGAAGTCTTTGAAATACCCTATAACAAACACAAAGTATGCTTATGATTACTTGAATAGTATTTCTAGTAAAAAAGGCGCTATCGGGATATTAAGTGATAATAATAAATCACCAATGGGAGGTATGCCATTAAAGTCTGAGGAAAAAGCAAAGATTGAAAATGCCTACGTTGACGATTATGGAGTTGAGGAAGGTAAACGTAAAGTAATTGTTTCACAATCAGCTTTACAATGGCAGCCTATGACATACCCAACACGTGATTTGCTTTTATTGGAACAGATAGACGCTTATTTCTTAACTATTATCGACCACTTCGGATTGAACGTAAATATATTTAGTAGCAAATCTCAAACATTTGAGAATGTAAAAAATAGTTTAATTCAAGTTTATCAAGATACTATAATCCCCGAAGCTGATTTGTTTTGCCAGGAGTTCACTAAATTTTTAGGATTACAGAATGGCCAAAAAATAGTACCAAGTTTTGAACACGTTAAAATACTTCAAGATAATAGCATAGTGGAATCAATCACTCAACTTGTTCAAACAAACATTTTAACTCCTTTACAGGCGCAAGAGATATTGAAAAATAGCAATAATGTAGTTATTGATAATACAGGTAACTCAATCCTTGACAGGCTGAATGGATTAAGTCCAATAGTTGCAAATAATATGCTTGCTAATTTAACACCTAATGAAGTTCGTAAATTAGTCGGTTTGCCAAGTGTTGAGGGTGGTGACACAATACCAACACCTTCATCAGGGTTTTAATTATAAAAGAAATGAGTATAAACGGCATACCTAATAGCATCTAACAAGTGATTGTATGTGTCAATAGGTGTATTTGTTGGCTTTCCTGTAATCTTATCCTTTACCCATTGATAGCGTTTTATTTCTTCCGCTAAATTCTTACTTGATGCTGTATAATATACATTATACTCTTTAAGTTTGCTTATACCTGCATTAATAGATCCTTTACCTTTATTGGCTGGTAAGCAGTACAAACCTAAACCTCTTAACTGACTAACCATGTCAGGGTCATGCTCTGTGTATATTGTTGTGTTGTCATCAAATCCGTTTAATTCAAAGATTTGTTTTAACTGTATAGGAGCAATACCAGCTTCGTAGCATAATTCATGTATAAAAATATTGTTTCCAACTTTGGCAACTTTTACGCCTGCGGTCGGGTCGTTTGTATATCCAAAGTCTAAGCCTCCCCAAAAGTCAGTATCAGGAAATTGACTGTCAGGAATCTCTTTCCAATTAGGGAATATAATACCTTCAAGATTGCCAGTTAAACCACGAGCGTAAACCCTCCAAAGTTCTTTATCTTTGATATTTTCTATTTTATAATGGTCTTCATCGGTTAAAAAATTGTTATGCCTATGGTCTGAAATAATAAGCTTTACACTTGCTGAAAGGTCGTTGCTTTCGGCGCTTGTACCTATTAATTTATCATGTACCCAAAAAGGAGCAGATGGGTTATAATCAATATAAATTTGCTTTCTTGTTCTAATTGCTAATTGAAAAAATATACTAAAAGGTATTCCATTTGCTTCATTTACAAAAAGATAATCTCGTTTCCCATTTTTAGCACTTTGCTCATCAAGATTTGAAACAAATTCAATAAGAGAGCCGTTTTTAAAGTAAATTATACGGTCTGACTTATTCCAACTATCTATATAGTCTTTAGATTCTTTAATGTTAAAAAGTATTGTTTCCGTGTCCCTGTAAGCACCTTTTTTTAGGTTAGGTATTGATTCTCCTGTTATTGTTATAACGCTGTTAGGCTCTGTAATAGCCTTTAAAATTAGCAGTTGACAAATAGAGTAAGTTTTTGAACTTGATGTACCTCCTTGATTGATTACTATTTTTTCGCTACTCTTAAAATTTTCGTGAAATACATCTGTGCATTGAAAATTAAGCATCTACTTCGTCCTCTGAATGTGCAAAATTGCTTTTACTTGAATTAACACTTAAATTTATTATTGGAGTTGTATTTATTTCTTTACCGTTGGTTGTATGGTCAGACTGTTCTTTAATACCGTTTATCCTTGCAACTATATTGGCATTATAAACGCCTACAATGGCCCCTTCTATCTGATTATTGTCAATTATGTCTAAAGCACGTGTACAGAGGTCGAAATACTGAGTATAAGCCTCTTTATTTGAAGCGTAGTTTCTTAGAGTATCTTCACTGATATTAGCAAAAATACAAAAGCCTTTTCTTGATAGTGGAGTTTTAACAGGTATATAAATTGTTTCCCCTGCCATATCACCTGATTTGATGGCATCTGTCTTATTCCATATTTGAGTTTTCATGTGGTCAAAATACTCATTAAATTTATTACATAAGTCTTCTGGCGTGTATGAATTAGGTTTAAATTGTAGTTTCATTTTACCCTCTTTTATGTACGTAATTATTAATTAACGGTTTGTAAGTGTATTCAGCGCTTACCAGGTTTGAACCATCTGTATAGGTTATATTGGCCCCACTGATTGAACTTATAGGCTGTTTAATGAATACGGTTTGATTTGTGCTATTGTAGTCAGTAACATACATTTCAGAATTTGTATTGAAATCAAAGCTTATTAAATTAATTAGCCAAAATTCAACGGCTATAACTTTTAACGTATATTCAATTTCGATATTATCGGATAGCCATACTTCATTACCGTTTTGATACTTAACAAATGTTTTATCTTTGGTTTGTTTTTCAAGTCCAAAGTAAGCATTTGGCAGCCTTATTGAATTGTACCAATTAAGTGAATCAAAGTCGTTTTTAAGTGATATATCTGATATTCTACCATCATTACCGTTTTTGTACCATTCTAGGCGCACTGTGTTATCGGCTACGTAATCAAAGTATTTTGATAGGCAAAACTCAAAACTAAAGTAATTTATTGTAGTTGATAATATAGTTGTTCCTGTACACTTTACTCTATATTTACCTTCTCCGTATGTTGCTGCATTAAAAACTTTATTAAAGTCTAATAAGTAACCAATACGGTCTTCATCGTATAGCGTTTTCCCACCATAACCGTACGCAAAAAAAGTACCATAAGTGGCGTCTATTAATGCTGTTTTATCAGTCCAAATACCGTTTACATACTTTTGTAAGGTCATTTGAGCGCTTACAAAATTATTGTCTAGGAACCAAATAAATGATGTTTTATCGTTTTTTAAGTCGCTTGTAGGTGATCCTGTTTCGGCTAGAAAAGTAATATCAAAACAACACACCTCATCAAATGCAGATTCTACTACTCCAGTAGTTTGAGGCGCTAATGGATTGTTTTTTATAATATTAAAGTCTTGTTTTAAAGCTACTCCATTCATATACTGCCATTTTGTGACAAATATAAAAAAAAATACCTTAACAAATCAATGTTAAGGTATTAAATTAAAATATCATTTCTTTTTTACTTTTTTAGGTTTGAAAATATTGTTTTTGTTGTCATATTCTTTTGTTTTACATCCAATATATAAAGTAAGTAAAGAAAATAATGTATTTAATATTGGGAGGAATGTTACCCAATAATCATCATTATCAATAGGATGGTTATAATATG